CACTGTTTTGTCAGTACTTTTATTGGTGACGACTTTGCTTATGAGGTGCCGAAACAAGTTCGGCATGACATGTGGGCTAGTGCCCGATATAATACAAATATCGGCATAAGTTTTGAATAAAGTACTGACACTGTTTTGTCAGTACTTTATTTTAGTCAATCGGCCGTAGTATCCTATTCCAGCGGATACCGGTGAAGATGTTTTTGTTGGGATCGACGCTGAACCAGGTGATGACCGCTTTGCCTATGATGTGATCTTCGGGTACGTAACCCCAGAAGCGGCAGTCGAGCGAGTTGTGGCGATTGTCGCCCATCATCCAGTAATAACCCATTTTAAAGGTGTAAGTGGCGGCCGGTTTGCCGTTAAGCGTGTAGCCTTTGCCGGCTCGGCCCAGCCTGTTACCTTCATAAACTTCGATGGCGCGGCTGTATAAAATAACTGTTGAATCATTGAGCGGAATTGTCATTCCTTTTTTAGGGAGCACCAGCGGGCCAAAGTTATCCAAATTCCATTTGAATTTTGGATTGCCCGGAAATATCTCAGACTCGTAAGTCCCCTTCGGTGCTACCACTGGGGTTACACTTTTTATAAAGGAATAGCCTCTGAGCGCAGCGACATTATCTGCCGGTACGATCATTTCATAGGCCCCATTACCAATTGGCCCCATTTGGGTGATGTTAAGGTCGTTAAAAATATCCTGGTTAAAATCCTGGCTATTGAACGTTACCGCGTAACTGGTCTGCGCTTTTGGCGCGTTAGGTGCAGCTTTTCCGTTGATGTAAACCTGTGAATTCACTATTGACAAGGTATCGCCGGGTGTTGCCTGGCAGCGTTTGATCAGTGTAGTGCGCATATCTATAGGAGTACCATTTTCTGAAGGCTTATTGAACACTACGATATCACCTTTCTTTACGTGGGTGAACCCAGGTATACGCATGTAGGGCCATTGAATGCCTTCCAAATACGATTTCATATTTCCTAAAATACCGATATGGGGCTCGGTGAAAGGTATGGATAGAGGTGTAAATGGCATACGGGGGCCATAACTGCATTTGCTGACAAAAAGGTAATCGCCGGTAAGTTCAGTACCTTCCATTGAACCGGAAGGAATAGCGTAGGCCGAAAACAGTAAACCACGAATGATAGTAGCAGCTACAAAGGCAAATACTATGGCATCTACCCATTCACGGGTTTTAGATTTTTTTGGTTTGGGGGTCTTGCTATTCTTTTTTGATAAAAACTTCCAATTCATGATGGACAAAGTTTGTCATTTTAGATGAATTATGGATGGGGTTGTTACAATATTTTGATTTTTTTATTTTTCGTCAAAACTATTTAGCGCGCGCCATATGGTACGCTCATCCTTTTTAAATTTGATACTAGCTTCGAGTATCGCTTTTTGCTTGTTAATGCCGCGGGTTTGCAACTGGGCTTCTATCCACAAATATATCTCGCGATACAGAAATACCTTGCAGGTAATAAAGCCGGCTTTATACATGGCGGAGAAAGTGCCTTCTTCGAAGAGCGTATTGGCGGTTTTAATGTTCATTTTATATTTTTATTTCTTATGCGTATTAATTTTTTTTAAATTACTTCCGGTTTAAATCTTATATAATAATTATGCATATGTTATTCAAAAAAATCAAAAGATCTGTTTTTACATTAGTACTGTTGGCTGTACCTTTTTTGGCATTTTCGCAAAAGCTGGAAAAACCCACTATTGACAAATTCAGTAACGAAACTATTTACACCACTACCACTGAAAAAATAGCCACAACTGAAAAGTTCAGCAGTACATCGGCTAGTTTGCTTTATGCTTATGCTACAAAAATCAAAGGCATTATTTTTATTGATTTTAAGTTAGAAGTTAGCGTTGACCAACCAGATTGTTTTTTACCAAAAGGAAAAAAGGTTTTATTAAAGCTTGCGGATAACTCAACTATTGAGTTAGTTAATGATACCGATTTTTACGCTCACCACCAGGATATAAAAAATGGTTTTATAGAGCGCACTTATTGGGTCGCTACCCCAACCTATTTAATATCGCCGGATAATCTAAGCAAGCTCACATCAACGAATATTACCGCTATACGCTTTGAAGCTATTACCAGTGTTGATGATTTTGATGTAACTACAAAAGAAGCAGCTGTGATAAAAAAAATGTTTACTATAATATCCGGAGCAGGAAATTAAGCTATAGGTTTACCCGGTTGATAGTTTGAGCTAATATATTTTGCTGGTTGTTAATGTCCTTAACATCAACATAGACCGGCGGGAAATTATTGATCATTTGGTAGGCGATGGTATTGGCAAGGTTCTTCTGGTCGTTTACCGGGGCATTGTAGTATCGGTTGGCGTCGCCGCCATCGGTGAAGATGCCGCCTACGGCGTAGCCACGGCCGGGGTTACTGATGGAAAAATCCCTGCCGCCGAAGCCTACGTTTATGGCACTTACAAGGTTGCGTGCCCAGGGCGCACGCATGGCTTCGGACACCACTATACCTTCGCCGGAGCGGAGGAATGCATTGGTATTGTCGCTGCGGCTATAGCCAGGCAATACGCCACCACGGCCATCTGACGTGTAATGCAGACCCCCCGCTGCGTAAGCAGGCGGTTTTTGTGATTCTATCTTTGATATCTGGGCTGCAGTTTCAGCTACAATCACCCCAATTTCCAATGCTGCAAGAACACCATCCTGTGCCGAAACTTTAGTTACTGCCAAAGCCCCGTTTATTACCGCCTGAGCAACAGATAATTCCTGCTCTTTTTTAAATGCCTGCGCTTTTACCTGGTCTTCCTGTTTTTTATATTTAGCTTGTATGGCCAGTTTTTGAGCACTTGTTAAATTGGTATTGCTTAATTCGTTGTTTTTTTCCTGTTCAAGAGCGGCTACTTTGGCGTCTGCTTCTTGTTTTATGTTGTTGCTGAGTGTGTTAAGTGCATCGTTAGCAATTGTTTGCGCTGATTTTTTGGCTTCATCTTCTATCTTTTTTAAACGGGCCTGCCTGTCGGTATCTTCCTTTTTTTTGTTTTCCGCTTTTATTTTATCGCTATCCGCAATTATTTTTGTGAGCGTTTCTTTAGCGAGTTCCTCTGTTTTTTTTGCTTCGGCCTCCTGTTCTTTATCGTCCTGTTGATTAAGTTCGGCAGTAGCATCAGGATCGCCGGCATTCTGTTTTAAAGCGGGGAATTTTTCAGCGGCGGATTGGGTATTGGCGGCAACATTCTCGGCTTCCTTGTTTACACCCGTTATGGCCTTCTTTAATTTATCGTAGCTTTTTATTTTTTCATTATTGTTGCCGATTGTTTTTTTGTGGTGATCATCTGCAATCTTATCTGTTTGTTTCGTTCCGGTTTTATACGCGGTTACCATTTGTGTAACGGTATGTTTTACCCCGGCCTCAACCTTATTAAATGCGGTCGCCATTTTATTGGTCGCGTTAGCTATACCTGTCACCGCCTGTATAGCGCCGTCAGTTACTTTTTTAAAGTCAAGATGAATGATGCCGTCGAGTATTTTGCCAAAGGCGGTGAAACGGTTAATGATGTTTTGCTCGATCATGGTACCAAGTGCATTTATGGAGTGGACCGGATGAGTAAAAGCATTAATTATATCATCTAAAAGTGATTTAAAAAAACCTTTGACATCGTTAACTACCACGCCTATGGCGGATATCGCTCCTCGAAGTATCTCGCTGCCTTTTGAAGATTTAACAAAAGCATCAAAAAGCGATTGAAGTATTAGCAACAGGAAATCAAAGCCATCCGCTTTCATCGCATCACCAACGCCATTTAAACCATCTTTAACAACTGCCAGCCCTGATTTCATGAGGTTAAAGCCTTTGGCTGCGTCTTGCAGGCTTGGGCCAAATTCGCCTGAAACATCTTTTACTTCATCGAAGGACGTTTTTAAATGATCCATGACCATTTTGTGTGCATCGAAGGATGATTTACTATTATCTAAATCTGTTTTTTGTTGCTTTAACGCGTCGCTAACATTGCCCAAACTGTTTTGTAGACCCGCAGCCTGCTGGGCGTTAGCCGCAAGGCTTTTATTGTTTAAATCGAGCGTGGCATTACTTTGCGCGGTTTGAGTTTGTTGCTGTTGGACACTGGCCGAGAGCGTTTTAATTGCAGTATTAAGTTCGGTTACCTTTTTTGAGTTATCGCCAACCGTTTTGGAATATTTGTCCTTGGCCGAAGTTAAGGCAGTAATTAACGCCTGGTTCTTTTGCAGTGAGCTTGCCGAAGAATTTAATATGGCCTGGTAGCTGTTGAGCTGTGTTGTTGCATTTTGCAGGCTTTTTGTGTAGATGTCGATCTTATCGGCATTGTTTTGAAAAGTCGCAGAGTTTTGATTGCCTGCTTCACTAAGTTGTTTTTGCTGCGCGAGCAGGGTGGTGATGATGGTATTTAAGTTCGTGATACTTTGTTCCAGCTGCGAGGTTTGCGCAGTAACCTGGATGACAATGTTTTTACTGATGTCGTCTGCCATAAAAATTAGTGTTGTGTTTATTATGCCATTCGGCATAATTTGTGCAAAAAAAAAAGCCGTTATGGCTTATGCTATTAAGTTAAAAGTCGCCTTTGTCTTTTGCTTTCTGAGCCTGGATAGCTTGTTCGGTCAGCAAATAATCCTGGTAAGTGACCCGCACGATCATATCAGTGGTAATAGCAATACTGATTGAGTTTTTATTGTCGGCGAACCAAACGGTATGAAAATCAATTTTGCCGGCGGACAGGCCAAGCAAGGTTTCGCCATCATCTTCCTTGTACGGATTGTTATATGTTTTTGTGACCTGACCCTGGCCGTATATCTCGGCGATTCGCCCGGCCAGTTCATCATAATCAGCTATTACTTTTGCTTCCACATCGGGATTAAATAAATAGTCTGACTCAAAAGCTTTATCGTTAATAAATTTAACCAAAAATGCATCTGCCGTATGCGAGGCTAATTTAACATTGCTGAAAGCAAGCATAGTAGCGGTGCTATTCGTTTTATCAAATTTATAGCCCTTTGCCTTCATCGCGGTCAAAACGGTAATTTTACTGCTTCCAAATTTAATACCCTGAAAGCCGTCGATGGGTTTAGTGGTTTGTGAAAATCCAATAAAAGGAATTAGTAACAACGCGATAAGTAAGGTTTTTTTCATTTTTAATTTGTTTATGTTAGCCGTAAAAATAAAAAACAGGACTGAAACTTGCAAAAAATATTAGCATTTTTTACCCAATCCTCACCAACTCCAGCTTATCGGGCTGACCCTCGCGCCAAGCCTCACCTAATCCTCTCCAAGAGAGAGGACTTGAAAAATCTACTTATCCAATCCTCACCAGCTCCACCTTACATGGCTGACCTTTTCGCCAGCTGTCGATCTTATTGATGTAGAAATAGGCATTGTGCTGCTGCAAATATATTGGGACAAGCAGATCAAGTTCCGCAATATCGCGCGGGGTGAGGAGGAAGTAGCGGACGAGGATCTTGGTGTTTTGCAATATTTTTTGCAGGTCGGAATAATATTTTGTTTTAAGGCCGGGCAATGGCTTGCCAATTGTTGAACTGCTCATATCGCACCAGCACAGGTTGTACTGGCCATCGGGTTTATAAAAATAGGGTACGCTGATAATATCATTAACGGGAATAGTGTTGGTGCCGTCGGTGAAGTTTATAGTCACATTATTATAATCGCGGAGGTCGATCTTTTGGTCGACCAGAATACGGGGTGCCACGGAAATGGTAAAATCATTGTTATCGGATTGTGGCGACATCATAGCTATTTGTGCTATAGTACCGCCTATATAAGGGCGGTTTAGAGACGGGCCGAATTTACTGACAATTAGGTCGGTTGGTATTGAGCTAAGTGTTTGGTCATTTATAACCAATTGGTCCCAGCCAAACTTTAGCGGCAGAATATTGGGATCGGTTTGATATTCCATGTAATTAACTTGCGCATAACTACCCAACTTATAGTTGATCTGTTTGCCCTGGTCGATACACGTTGATGTCCAGTCGAGCGCTACAGGGATATTGTTGATAATATCCCTTAATGAAGCAAAGTTGATGGTTTTGTTATAGACATCGGTTTGGCACATGATACCGAAACGCTGGAAGGTATCTTATAAAAAATCGATCTGAGATATATCGGGCAATATGCGTTCGCATTGTACGGTTTGCCCAAATTGTACAATGCCGTTTTGCGCGGCTACTGTCCATGTGGCATTACCATCCATAATAAACGACGAAGGGGTGCTGCCCTGAAATTCGTACCCAATGTATATACCCTGGCCTGCTGCTAAAGTGGTAGTAGCAGAAAAGGAAGTGCCGGTAAAATCCTCATAGCCGACAATATCGCCGCCATCGCCTGATATCCTGGTAAACTGGTCGGTAAATTGGAACCCGAACTGTGTTAAATTGACATCGGGTGAACCCGGAGTTTTTAACCACATGATGATATCAACGTAAGAAGGCGTTTTGCCTGTTATCCTTCCCTGTAAGCGCAAATGCGGAATGTTTACTGTGATTAGAACGGTTACCGGTTCGGTAGCTGTGAAGCCCTGCCCTGGTACAAACTGACTTTTCCAGTTATTCACAATTATGCCCCAGCTAATATTACCCTGGCCATGTGGCGGGTTTTCGGAAGACGGGTGGTTGGCGGTTAGGGTAGTCCCCAATTGTAACGCTACATATTGATTGCCCGCGTTTTGGAAATCGAGACCATGCTCAAAGCTGCTGTTGCTGAACTGAGCGATTAGCAACGGGTAAAGCGGATCGGCAAGGAGTGAGCCGGTTGGGGTGTAACCGGTTGACTGTACCAATATGTCTATCGCTTTTTTTATAAAAAAACCAGGGCGCAGGTTATGTACATCGATGCTGCTATAATCGGAAAGAGAAATTTTGCCATAATCGATTATGGGGTATATCCATCCATCCTGTTCGGTATGAGTTTGGCTGTTGACTACATTTTGAAGGTTCCAAATATGATCAAATGGTTTCCATGGCAGATTGGTGCCATAATTGGTCCAGCGGCTGGTACTATCGCCCATATCGGCAATCTGTCCGCCTAAGGCATCGAAAAAATCCACATTACCTGACAGGATAGTTATGCTGGCGGTGTCGTCGTCGATCTCATTGACCTCGGCAATAGCATTAGGCAATATCTCGATACCATTTTGGATAACGCGTGCTGATAACTGCGTATAAGGTATTTGCGGCGCGGATAACGTATCGGTAATCCCGATATCATCGGCATAGCCTAAAATAACGCGGTTGTTTTGTGTTAGCGGCAGCTTGAACTGGTTACTGGTATTGCCCTGCTGATTCTTTACCTCGGACAGATCGTTTATCTGGAAGGTAAGGGCGATCGGGCTGTCTTCTGACACGTCGGCGAGCTGATCGTTTAAAAATAATTGGATGGTATTCATTTGAGGAAGTTCATTAGTTCACTGGTTCATTAGTTCATTGGTAGATGATGGTAACTAATCACCAATCACTATTCGCTAATCACTATCATTGCGTTTGTATATTTATTGATGGCATATTGAACGTGATGCTGAATGGGGCCTGGCCGTTGACGGTTTCATACTCGCTGAATGTGGCAGTATTGAGGACAACGGTTTGCCATTTTACCGGGTTGGTATTTACCAGCATTTGTACTTTGGGCGAGTATTTGATGGATTGTAGTCCTTTTATGTCCGCTACGCTCAAATCCTCGGCCATGAGTTTCATTTTTTGGCCGGCATCTTTGCTGATCACTTCTTCGATACCGTCCTGAGTTTGCCAGTTTTGTACAAAGTTTTTGATAATGGTAGCGTTCTGGACGTCGAGTGAAATTTCCTGGTTATAATTAAATCTGTAGTAGTTCCACGATCCTGTTAAACCTATCCAGCGCATGTAGACACCATTGATATCGGGAGTATGATCAACGCGTATGGTTTGGGTTTGGGTAAGTTGTACGGGGTTGCCATTGGTATCGTTATAAAACACCGCGAGCGTAAAGTAATAGGCTTCCAAAGGCATAGCCAGGTTAATGGAAATGCGGTTTAAGCCGAGATAATTTAACAGCGGTGTTGTAGTTAGGTTTTGCGTAGCGATAACCAGTTTTGAACCGTCCTGGTTCAATAGCCATGAGCCATCGTCGTTTAGCAGGGTAGCAGTGACCACGTTGCCGGGCAGCGGCTGGCGGTTGATGTCCAACATTACCAGTTCATAGTATAATTGCTGCCCTGCCAGCGTTTCGGAATAAATAAACGCGATATCGAATGGATAGCCATTAGTGTAAGCCGGTTCAGAGAAGTCAGTCACCCATTTTGCCGGGGTTAATGAGGTGGGGAAGGGTACGTATTCGGCCAGGTTGCCGCCATTCGGCGACTGGATCTGCCGGGCAGTGTATAAGACATAGTAAGGATCGGTGATGCTAATGTAAGGCGATACTATGGCAACACCGGGTTGGGTGTAATCATCGTATTGTTCGGCATATTGAATGGAATAACTTGCAGACAGGTTGGTATCGCGGAAGTTTATTTGGGTATAGTCGCTGCTATCTTTTGCCTGTAAAAGACTTTGCAGAAAGTTGGAAATATCGGCAGTGGTTATCCCCTTGTTGTTTGGCCGGTTTGTAGAGATAATAGTTTGGGCAACATTAGTAAGCGGATTTGTATACGTTATTTTAGTAAGCATTTTATAGTATGGTCTTAATAAATTAATATTTATAAAGCCATAGCCCGTTGTGGTGTAAGGCGTGTTGATGGTTACTGTATTTGCAGTAGCGCCCGTTACCATAAAGGTGCCGACATAAGGCCCCGCATTGATGTAGATGTAAATTGGCTGATAGTTTAACAATATAACGCCCTGCGCCGCGGCATTTTGCTGTATAGCCTGGTTGTTAGCATAGGTGGTTGCTACAAAACTCATGTCGCCGTTAACAGCGACTTTGGCATTGCCGGTTAATGAATCCATGGTAATGGCAGTTACTTCAAAATCCTTGCGCTGGTAGTTAAATACAATAGGGTTGAAGGCCGCGTTCCAACGACTGGTATTGCCATTGATAATTACAGAGGGATCGCTAACTAACAGGTTAGCCGTTGAAGGGATAGTAACGGATTTGCTATCGACACAGCCTAATGTGTTTGCATCTTTACAATAAAAAGTAACTAAACCACCCGGCAGGCCCGTAAATGTGGGCGATGTTTGCCAGGTAGTATCATCAATACTGTATTGGATAGGCAGGTAGCTGGATGTAGCGCTAACCGTTGCCTGCGCATCATGCGCGCCGATGGAGCTTTCGGGGTTGATGTTTACACTGCTGATCACCAGGTCGCATTTGTTAACCGGCGGCTGGTCGCCTCCGCCGCCTGTTTGTGAAATGATACTAAAACTGGTGTTCGCACCTAAATTTTCGGTCCATATTTCTACCGATTGCCCGGGTATGGTGACGGATAGCGTCGTGGGAATGCCGTTTTCGGTACGGGTATATACCACAATCATGTTGTTGCCATTGGTGAGCTGGCCGGTAACACTGTCGTATACAGAAATGTAGACAAATTCTTTATTGCCGATGATTTGATAAGTAAATTGTGCTACTGCGCTCATATGGTTAAGGTATTTAGTATTTGGGTAGTTATGTTTTCGGCTATTAGGTCCGAAGATTCATTTAGCCGGGCGTTTATATTATCGTTGCCAAGCGCATCGGTAAGGATGCCGGGTTTGGCAGGGTAGCCAACCTTGTCAATTTTCTTTTTTATCGCCCATGCGGCTTTATTAGGGATGCCTTTGGCCTGGCACCATTGCTGGATACGCCGGATCATGGGCGGATTACCGGGTGGTGCATTTTTAGGAGTCGGGCCGCGGCCTGTTTCCAGTATCTGCAAATAGCCGGGGATCTGTAATTGCTGTGTATCGCCATCTGTGGTGATTTGTATTTGGTTAATTGTTTGCGTAGCTGTTGTCCCTTTGGCTTGCAGGGAATTGATGAGGTCAATTTTTAATGTGTTAAGCAGGTCGGTTATAATTTGGTCGGTTTGGTTCATTAGTCATTTTAGTATCAAGTAGCAAGTATCAAGTAGCAAGTATCAAGTAGTTAGAATGGAAGGCGGCTCGCTTAGCTGATCAACGGATAATACATCGTCGCCAGTGTCATAGTCAGGCTTACACCGGTGGTGTTGACGTCGAACTTATTATAAACCGGTAGACAGCGGGCTTTGTCGCCCGCTTTTATACGGAAATAACGGCCCTCGCCTTCGCGGTAGGTGGCTGCTTTTACAATGAATTCATTGGCCATTTGTAATGCCTGGGTGATGTAGGTTTCATTGTCGGCGGTGTACTGGTCGAACTCGGTTTTATAGAGGAACTCTAAATAAACAGAGAATGTATTATCTATTGAGCCGTTAATCTGCGGGGAGACGTCTACGGGTTGCAGGGGGTACATGAATACTACCGGGAAGGCGGCATCGTCAGCTAAAAGATTGAGTTCATTGGCTGTGGCGTAGACAAATGCCGGGGCAGCGGTTAGGGTTTGTGTGATGGATTGGACCTGGTTGCGGATCATGGTTCAGTTTATTGGTTCATTTGTTCAATGGGTTCATTGGTTGTTTGACGGAGATTGGCGGTTTGTCGCGTGGTGCCGCTCATTGTAATGTTCGCAAGCGTGGACGCTTGCAATTTGTGGGTTCAAGTGTGGACACTTGAACCGGCGGGTCTATGGAAAGGATGATATAATGGGTTTAACGTTGCGCTTCCAACAATTCACTATATCGCTTTTGGTATGCGGCCTCGGTTTTGTTTAGCAGGAGCTTGGTGAGTACACGTTCGTAGGGCATGGCAAGGATGGTGTCCCACTTGGTGATATCGCCGCCTGCTAAGGAATTGATGGTGTTGATATACTTGAATTCCGCAAACGCGCTGATACCTGCTTTCTTCTCCAATACTGTTGCAGACGCTGCAAGAAGCTTATTTTCTGCCTCAGTAAGTTGGGATAACAGGTAAAAAAATGTTTGGCTATGGGCAGCGCCTCCGTTACCCTCATTTTTTTGATCTCGGCTGTAAATTCTTCTGCCTGGTATTCGTTGTAGGGTTTGCCGGTGGCCCTGCAAAAAAAGTAATGCGCCAGCACCTGGCAGCATGCTTTTAACGAAGGATTAAAATGCTCTTTCCATCTTTCTTCGCCATAAAGTTTTATGGTCGCGTTTATTTCATCGGCTATGATATCGCTGGCTGCCATAAAAGCTCCGGCCGGTTCAACAGATAAATTTTGGATCACGTTTATGGTTACCTTGTGTTCACCCAGCATAAAAGTTACTTTAGCAGGTATAGCATCACTGTTATACAGGTGTTTTATCTGGTGCGATAAAGACAGCACCGATTCGCCAAATGCTTTAAAATCGTGTATATTGGTTACATTATGCAATTCCTGCACAGGTATGCCTGACAGGATACTAATGGCATCGATATTATGCAGGTAATGCTTTTCCTGCATTTCCATTACTTGGCCGAGTGTAACCTCGTTCAGCAGGGTTGGCATTTTTACCAGTATTTTGCCGCCGGTTGTTTTTAATGTTTTCTCTATCATCAGTTCATAAAATTTGCAGCCGGCTGCCAGGGCTTTTCAACGTAAGGCAAGCGACTTCTAAATGCTTTAACACTATTTATTTTCAATTTGTTTAGCGCAACGTAGCGCAAAGGATCAATTAAGTGATTATAGCTGTCAACAGGCTCATTCAGAGGCCTGCCGGAGCGATCTACGCGCCATTTATAGCGATCCAATTCCTTACGCAGGTTAATGCTGCGGCGGGTAACGTTTATCTTATATCGTTTTAAAATATCGATTGAATTCTGGATGCTGTCGGGCCCCTTTTTCGCGCCCCTGATGTTCCAGCCCATGCGTTGCAATTCCTCTATGGATTTTGGCTCTGCGCTGTCGGCAATGAGTTCGGTATTTTTGCTGAGGCCGGCACGTTTTAATTTTTTGGAGATATCGCTATTGGTTAAACCGGTTTCGTACAGCAATTCATCTACCCAAAGCTCTCCGTTTTGGCGATATACTTCTATACAGCCAGTTTCGTCGTTGGTGTAGCCAAAATCAAGGCCGGCGGCTATCAGTTTCGCATCTTTGGGTATTTCCTCGCAGATGTGCCAGTTATTGAATACCAGGCCGGTTATTTTGCCGGTAAGGCCACGGGCATATACTTTCCATAGTTCATAATCCTGCTCCCTGAGCTGTTCAACCTTATTGCGCAGTGTATGCGGTACGTATGGATTGTGGCGATGGTCGGATATGATGACCTGCACATCTTTTTGGCCCATTAGTCTATCATGTACCCAAAACGTGTTGTTGGGATTGTAGTCGATATATATCCGCTGGCGGGTACGCAATGCTAACTCAAAATAAATGTCCCAGGTAATGCCGTTGGCCTCATTAACAAAAAGATAGTCCCTTTTTCCCGACTTTGCGTCCTGCGCATCGCTATAGCTTTTGAACTCTATAATGGTGCCATTGCGGAAAGTAAATATTCTGTCGCTTTTATTATAAGTTTTCACCATCGCTTTTACCTGGTCCGAGCTTTCATAAATATTTAGAGCATCGCGCAGGGCGCCTGCTTTTAAGTTCGGAATGTCCTGACTAACAACGGTAATTACGAGCTTTTGGTTTTTTATTGCCAAACAAAAAAGTAGTTGTAAAATAGCGTAGGTTTTTCCCGAACTGGTGCCGCCCTGGTTGATGACGATATGGGCATCCGAGTGATAGTTTTGACGGAATAGTACGGTGGAATTCATTTCATAGCTCATTAGTTATCGGTGTGTTTTGGATGATGGGCGATGTTTCATTTTCAATCATCACTTCTTTTTCGCTGGCTGCAGGTGCGGGGCCTGATTCAGTTATTTTTATGTTTAGTGTTTTTGATCTGTTGGTATCTGCGTCTTTATCTTCATTCCAGCCCAGGAGCGTTTTTAAAACAAATATGGGTCCGCTGGTATAATGATCGTGTAGTTTTTGCTCGTATATTGACTGTATACGCAGTTTGGCGCGACTGATTATTTTTGCAAACCGGCCTTTTTCCAGGTACCGGTCAAAATCATCAAGGCTGTTAAAACCAAGGAAGAGAGCCAGACCGGTTATGGTTGCCGGTTCAGGTTCCCGATCCCATAATTTTGTCGCGACCGTTTTTGTGGCCGAGTTTTTTACGGGAACGCGTGTATTACGGCATTTGCCTTTTATCTGTATAAAATATTCGTCGATACGGGCCGAGAGTTCATCGGCGGTGAACTTGGGATAGGTAAGTTTCATTGTTTATGTTAAAAGTGCCGGTTGGCATATCAGATATTCAAATATAGCTAAATTATTTAGTATTGGCAAGTATTTTTTAGAATATTTTCTCATTTTGCTGATTCATAGAAAAATAAAAATGAGCGGGTTTAGAAGTTATTTTTGGCTGTATTTTTGAACATATTCACAAAAGGCGTTAAAAAGTGTTAAATAAGTAAAATGAATGTTTTTATGGACAACCTTTTTAGCTAAATTTACGTAATTATGAGTGACTACTGACAGATCGTGACGGATATGGGAAAATTAAGATTTACTTTATTTTCATTTGTTATTGCCCTGCTGCTTTCGAGCATGGTGATGTCGTGTCAAAAAGACCAGGATATCAAGAGTGACACTGTTACTAAAGCCGACAGTACCTCACTTGCTCCCGACAATTATCTCGCCGTTAGAGGTACACTCACCATCAACACCCCTGATTCCACCTATATTTTCGATGCTGAAAAAGATTCGATAGCTTTTGTTAACGTACATAGCGGGGATAGCTCATACTTTGGTATTACTGCCATCAATAAAGCCCATAATATGAGTTTTGGTATTAGTTCGGCCGGACACGCAGTAAGTAACGTGATCACCCCGGTTGCCGGGAGCCAGTTTATACTTAAGCCCGATAATAAGCCATCGATCCAGTATGCGCTGGCTGATAAAGTTGCCGCTAATGATTTTGGCAAGATCAGCATCGCCAGTTTTAAACAGGATAGCGTGCTGGCTAAAGGCACCTTTTATACTTTCCTGACCAGGGGGGATGTTATTAAAACCCCCGCCGCTAAGGTTAAAGGGACATTTAATTTGCAATTTAAGTAG